CCGGTCACGGGCGGCGTCGGCGTTGCGGCTCAAGACGAGGTAGCCCGCCGCCGCAGCCGCGATGGCCAGCGTCAGGGGGCCGCCCAGGAGCGCCGTAGCTGCCGCAGCACGGGCCGCGGCGCCTTGGACGGTGGTGAGCGACACCGCGAGCGTCCGCAGGGCGCCTATGGCCGCCGGGACGGCACGCACGGCCATCGGGATGAGGGAGTTAGCCGCGAGGGCGACAATGGCCACGCCGAGGACGTCAACGTTCTGGGCGGCGAGGCGTAGCAGGTCGGCCAGCCCTACGAAGGCGTTGCGGAGCCCCTCCTCGATCCCGGCCTCGCCGATAGCGAGCAGCAGGCCTTCGAAGGCGGACGAGGCGCCAAGGATCGCGCCGTTCAGGTTGTCGTCCATGATCTTAGCGGCACGGGCCGACGAGCCCGCCGCGTCATCGAGGAGGCTGTTCAGCTTCTCAAGGTTTCCGTTCAGCGCGGCGTCAGACAGGATGCCGAACGTGTCGAGGTTCTCGGCGCGGAAGATTTCGATGATCTGGGCCGTGGTGATCCCGGCCTCTCGCAGGCGCCCGAGTACGCTGCCCAGCCCCTCGGTGGCGAGGTCATAGGTGCCGATCAGGTCCTCGATCTTGTCCTTCTCGTTGACGAGTTGGGTGGCAAGGGACTGGAAACCCCGGCCAGCAAGGCCGCCTCGGATGCCACCGTCCGACAGCTTGCCGATGATGGCGACTGTCTCTTCCAGCCCGAGCCCGAGCTGCTTGGCAGTCGGCGCGGCGAACTTGAGCGCCTCGCCGAGGTCGAGGATGCCGGCAGCCGATCCGTTGGCGGCTTGTGCCAGCACGTCCGCAATGCGCGCCGCCTCGGAGGCCTGCAGGCCGAAGCCGCCGATGGTGGCGCCGATGATGGCCGCCGTCTCAGCAATGCCCGCGCCGCCCGCCTGTGCGGCGGAGAGCGTCGGGCCGATGGCGGCGAGCACCTGGTTGACGTTGAAGCCCGCGCGGGCAAGCTCGGTCATCGCGTCAGCAGCCTCGGTGGCGCTGAAGCGGGTGGTCGAGCCGAGCTGCTTGGCGACGGCCTCAAGGGCAATCAGTTCCGCCGTGGTGCCCTGCGTGATGGCCTGCAGGGTGGACATGGCCTGGCTGAAGTCGGTGATGATGCGAATCCCGCCCGCGAGGCCGGAGCCGACACCGATGGCCGCCGTCAGGGCGAGCATCGAGGCAGCGGTGCCACGGAGGGTGGTGTTCAGCTTGCCGGCCGCCCCGTCCATCTGGCGCAGGTCCCGCGTGACGTTCTGCCCCGTCTGCCGGGCGCTGCGCTCCACCTCGCGCATTGTGCGCTTGAAGTCGCCATCATCCCCCGTGATCTGGATGGCAACGCCGCCGACTGTCGTAACCATCAGTTAGCCTCGTCTCTCGGTGGCGCCGCGCTCAGCGCCCAATGCAGGAACTTCGCGGCGATCTCCTTCTCGGACTGGGCCTTGGGCGCGCGCTCTTTCGAGGGCTTGCCCCACCAGTCGGAGAAGGTGCGGGGGAATTTCTTGGGATCGGACAGGGACAGCGCCGCGCCGTGGTAAGCGTTGGCCATAACCATTTCGGTCATGCTTGCGACGTGCTCGCCGTAGGCGCGGCAGATGACGCGGGTGGCGTGCGGGGTGAGCCGCCAGAAGTCGCCCCAACTGACGCCTGCCCGAAGCGCAGCTTCGAGAGCAGCGCCCACAATGTCGGCTGGGGCAGGTTCTTTTCCGCGTCGTCGGTCTCGCTCGGCACGTTGCCGGTCATGCCAGCGGTCCACGCGGCGAGCAGGGCTTGCTTGGCGGGGATCACTGGCACGCACAGGCGGCGGGCCTCATCGATGCCCACGCCCGCCGTCAGAGCTATCAATTTCGCCATAGCCGTCATGTCGAGCCGGTCAACGGCTTGCGACACGTCCTCCATCCAGTCGTCGAGCCCGCGCTCCTGCTGGAGCTGGTGGATGACTTCCCATGTGAACCGGAGCGGCACCGCCCGCCCCTCATGGGTGAGCGTGACGGTGCCTTCGTGGTTGGGGGTCATCTTACAGCACGTCAGCCCAGACAGCGGCGCCAGCCGGCTTGAAGGTCACGGTCATCTTGAGGATGCCGCCGACTTCCGAGGGGTTCGACGTGCGCTTGACGGCCACGGGGATCGTCAGGTTGCGGTCGTCGTAGCGATGGCGCAGGTAGATGTTGGCGCTGCCGACGTCAGAGATCAACGCTTGGTGAACCGCGTTGCCGGGGTCGAAGTTGACCACGAAGCTGCCCTCCTGGCCGTCCTTGTATCCGTTCACATACTCGCGGGTGTTGCCGGTCGAGTCGTAGTCGGTCGCGTCCAGCTCCTCGGCCGTGAACCCGCCGTCATCGAAGTTCGTGACGCCGGGAATGACGGTGAAGGTCGTGCCGTCCGTGCTGCGCGAGAGGGCAACGGTGGAGTTCTTTGCAACAATGGCCATAGGTCAGGTCTCCAGAAAAATGAGCCGGGCGGTCACGATGCGGCCTTCGACAGCGGGGTCGTCGGTCGGTCCCGCTACCGGCCCGGAGACGGCAGCGTCGATGATTTGCCCGCCGGTCACGCTGCCCTTCGGCCACGTGCGGAGCAGCGTGCGGACGCGCTCGGCAGCGGTATCGAGGGGGGTGCTTGACCCGGAGGGGCGGTGGTAGAGCCGGACGTTGAGCGTCACGGTGCGGTAGTCTTCAGTGTAGGTGTCGGCGGCCTCGTCCTGCGAGGGGTTGCCGACGATGGCGACCGGCAGCGCCTTATCGACCACGAGGTCAGCAGGCGGAGGATCAGCCACGAGGGCCTTGCCCGCGCCATAGGCGGCGAGCGCCGCGAGGAGCGTGGCGTCACTGTTCAGGCGGCTGTAAACCGCGCCTACGATGTCGAGCATCAGGGGATGCGCGCAAACCTTGCGAACACAGCGCGCAGGCGCTCCGCGTACTGATTGCCCAACCGGCTTATGTAAGGTCGTGCGGCCATCTTCTCGGTCCCCAGTTCCAGCGCGGCGGCGTATTCGGTGTTGACACTGACGATGCCCAGCGCGCCCTCGGACGTGGCAAGCACCTCGCTCTGCACAGATCCACGCAACCGGCCCGTGTCCGGCGCTGGCGGATCGCCCGGCGCGGACGCGCGGTGCGTCACGGTCTTGCCCTTACGGTAGACCTCGCCCTTGCCGGGGCGGGATAGCAACTCGATGGTGATGTTCTTCGCGTCGATGGTCGCCGCCCGCACACCGCGCTCAACAGCCGCCTGCGAGAGCTGGTCTGCGAGGGCGAGGTTGATGCTGACGACAGCGCGGGTCACTCTGAAGCCCCGTCCGGCCTGCCCTGGCACTCATAGATCGCCTTCGCCGGATCGCGCTTCGTGGCGATCACGACCCAGCGGTAGCCGTCCACAACGAGGACGTTGCCCGGTGTAGGTGGCGGCGTCAGTCCATGACCGAGCACCAGTATCTTGCGGTCGGTGTCGGGTATGCCGAGCGAGGTGCGCGCGAAGGCGCTATAGTCGTCCAACAGCAGCTTGCAAGCGGTCTCCGTCTCGGTCTCGGTGAACCCGCCCCGCGAGTCCGGCGTGCGCGCCTTGCGGACAATGATGCCAGCCGAGAACACCAGCGGCCCCGCGATGTCCGCGACCAGCTTGTCGAGGCCGGAGAGGAGGTTAGCCATTGATCAGCGGCACGTTCGTGACCTTGCCCGCACGGCTCCGGTAGAGCCCCGCAAGCAGGCGGTCGATTGAGCGATACTTCGCGGCCTCGGTCACGCTCTGCGAGTCCTTGAACGTCAGCGAGACGCTGCCTGCGGTCAGGGCAGTTACCTGCCCCTGCGAGTCGTTCACCACCAGCATCTCGGTCGCCAGCCTCGCCAGCTCGATCTGGGCGTGCTTCAGCCGGGTCGGATAGGACGCGCTGTCAACCAGCCGCCCTTCCTTGTCGTACACCTCCACACGCGGCCAGCTCATCACCTGAGCGTCGTCCGCAATCGATCCCTTCCACTCGTAGGACGTGTCGAGGTACACCGCCGCCTCGATGAGGCGGGCTTCCTTCTGAGGATCGGTCAGCGCTGCCCAATCCGTCCACGACCGAGCCGACGCATAAGCGTCAGCCTCGGCCAAGGTCGCATAGGTGTCAGTGCCGACCGTCAGCGTCATACGCCCGTGTCCTCGTCATCGTCAGGGATCAGGTCCGGCTCGGGTGGCGGGGGAGCCTTGGCAGGCTTTGCCTTGCTCCGCCCCCGGACCGGCAATTCGAGATCGGGGTCGTCAGCCTTGGCAGCCTTCGCGCCTTCGGCCTTGACCCCGCCCGGTGGCACCCAACCCGGAGGCGCAAATACCGCATCGAGGATGCGATACCCGGCCGCCATCAGCTCAGCCTTGCGGGCCGGGCTGACGGGGTGGGGCTCATACCAGACTTCGCGGTCTTCGTGCTTCTTGACCACGGTTTACGGCGCGACCTGAGCGGCCAGCGTGAGGACGCCTGCCGTGTGCTTGATGTCGGTCGCCACCTTGTCCCAGTTCGTGCCGGTCGCGAGCTCTGCATCAGTCGGCGACTTGCCGCCGTTCGTCTCGTCCCACGTGTAGCCCTTCAGCGCGAGGCCGAAGGTGTAGTCAACCTGCATGGTCGTCTCGATACGGAGCTTGCCGTTCGTCGTCTGGATGTTCGAGATCACGTCGCCGCCGTCATAGACCACCGCTGCGCCCTCAACGAGGGACAGCGCGCAGTACTTGTTCGGCGTGCCGGTCAGAGACAGCGCCGGCGCATCGGTGACGATCACCGCCTTGCCGAGGATGTCCACCACGAGCACGCCGTTCGACACGAACAGGCGTTCGGCGTTCGTGAGGTTGGCGCCGATCAGCTGGTGGTAGGCCGCGCCGTTGATGACCGTACCGACCAGATCGGTCGAGCGATCTCCGAACAGGGCGTGCGCCGAGTTCATGCCGGTGTAGCTCATCACGCTCGCAGCCGACACGTCCACGACTGTCGCAGCGCCCTGCTGCGTGATCGCAGCTGCCAGAGCGGCAATAGCCGTGTTCAACTGGTCACGAAGCATGGCCTCGGCGAAGTTGCGCGACGCAACCTCGATACCCTCGGCGGTCGGCTTGTTGAGCCAGGTGAGCTGGCCCGGCTCAAACCGGATCGGGCCGAAGCCGCCGGCAATCTTGACGCCGGACTGCTTGAGCTGCGTCAGGTCGGTGACGCTCGCATCACCGTTCGAGGCGTAGCGGTCAACACGGCGCTGTGCCGAATGGATTGCAGCGAAGAACGACTGCTGCATGAAGTCGCCGTCGAAACCCTCCGTAGTCAGGCGGATCGTTCCATTGGACGCCTCGTTGAACTTCTCAACCATCTGGCCGAGCGTCTCGATGGTCGCCGGCATGATGTACTGGTTGAACACCTGCATTTGGGAGAGTGACATTAGTGATTACCTTTCAGGCAGATCGGGGAAGCGACTTTTTATGGCCGCCACGCGGTCCGATTTGCTTCCGCCCAAGTTTCCAGCCTTTGGGGCAGGCTGTTTGCCCTTACCGCCGCCCTCAGCCCCGCCACCGGCGTTGCCATTGACGATAAATGCCTTGCCCTCATCGGACGCGGCCCATTCCTTGATCGCGTCGGCCAGCGCCTTGCCGCCGAGCGAAATTGCGCCGTCATCATCGATGTCGGCATTGCTCCGCAGCAGGGCCATCGCGGCCTTGCGGAGTTCGGGTTTCACACCCACCGCGTCGAGTTGCTGGGTCAGACCCAGATCCATCTCGCGTTCGAAGAACTTGGACTTCCACAAGAGCCCGTCGCCTTCTGCGGCCTGACGCTTCTCAGCCTCGGTCTTGAGCAGCGCTTCGAAGTTGCCCTTGGCGCGGGCCTCTTCTTCTTCGCGCTTGGCAATCTCGGCCTTGCGTTCCGCCTCTGCCGCCTCAAGCTCGCGGAGCTTCTGGCGGGCGGTTTTCACCTCACCGAGCAGCTCCTCGTTCTTGGCCAGCACCTTCTTCAGGGCTTCGTCGGCACCGCCGTCTTCACCCTCTTTTTTCTCTTCACTCATTCCAGTCTCCTTCGGCCCGGCACAGCCAGGCACCTGTTAGCCGGGCGGCACAGCCACCCAGCCTCCGCCCGGAGCGGGCGAAGATCTGTTCGTCCGCCTACGGCCAGTAAGCGCCGCGCGGACGTGTCTCCGTGCTGTTCGGCCCGTTCGTCAGGATAAACCCGCGCCCGAGCTTCTTGCCATACTTGGCGGCGATCTTCGCGGCGGCAGCGTTGGCAGCCTTGATCTTGGCCTCGACTTTCGCGTTGTGCGCGTTCGTCGTGGCGATCAGGTCTGCCCTGCTCTCCCGGTGAACCTGCTCCTTGAGAGCCGCGATCTCCTGCTCGTATGACATGCTATTCTCCCAGTTCTACCAGCGTGAGCGGCTTGCCACGCTGGTCCACAAAATCAGTCACGGTGTAGCGCCCGGACCGCAGCAGCTTGCCGCGCGTCGGGCCGAGTATCTCGTCCTGCACCGAGGCGGGCTGGCGCTTGATCCAGTCCGCATACGTCTCGCGCTGCGGCGGGGCGTAGCCCTTGAGCACCTCGGTCACGATGGACCGGCACCCCGGATGCGCCGGCGGCCTCGGACCCGAATCCACCGGGTAGCGCTCACCATCGCGGGAGCGGCAGTTGTGGACAATCAAACTACCTGCTATGTAGTAGCCCAGACTGGTTTGGAGGTTATAAACATGACACGCAGCGTTCTCGACCCGCACGCTAATGACGTGATCCTGAAATACTCGAATGGCGCGTCCGCAAGGAAGCTCGCGAAAGAATACGGCTGCACCGTCACCACCGTCACCGCCTTCCTGAAGCGACACGGGGTCCGGCCCAATCTCGCAAGGGGAGAGAGTGACGAGTTCATCAAGGCCGATGAAGTCCGGGCGGTTGCCATGTTCAATTCTGGCGAGCGGCCCAGCACTATTCTCGATAGCCTTGAGCGAAGCCGTTCCAAAAGCTGGCTCTACCAATGTCTGCACCGAGCCGGATGTGATCTCAGGGGGTTGGGGGACTGGCGCCCCTCGGAAGAAATGCGGCTTAGCAGCGCCATCGGTAAGCAAAAGCGGCCCACAATGACGCGCTCCGAACAGTGCGTTTATGACATGCTCAGGAGCGCCGGATTTGATCCAGAGCCCCAAGTTGCCCTTGGGGTTTACAACCTCGATTTCCTGATCCGGTCCCATGCCGTCGCCGTGGAAGTCTGCGGGCGAGGAACCTACTACAAGTACATCCGAGAGGGTTGGCTTGTTGAGCGCATCAGAGATTGCGCCAAAGCTGGCTGGCACACTTACGTCCTGTCGGGAATCGACGCCGCCGACTTCGACAAGATCGGCATTGAAGACTTGTGTGCCTTTCTTGATTTTATGAAGCGGCAGCCAGCCGGTCGCCGTCAATACAGGGTGGTTCGGGGTGCCTCGGAGCTTATTGCCACGGGCTGTAGTGATGACAATCATTTCCCCTTCGTACCACCGGCGAAATAGCTTCTCAGTGGCGCCCAGGGCCTGAACTTTAGTTTCGGCAGGGAAACACACCCATGTCGTCCTGCCGTCCAGCACCGAGCGCCACTCAACCTCCTTCACGAGGTCACTGTTCGCCTCCGCGCTGGCCTGTTGGACGGCGTTCGAGATGTGCGTGTTGGCCGTGCGGACAAGCGTCTGCGCCGAGCGCTTGGATATATCAACCGTCGCGCGGACGCGGTTCACCGCGTTCGTCAGGCTCTCGCCCTCGGTCCAGCTTATCCGCAGCGCCCTGTCGACACGCCGCCGGGCACCTTCGCCCAGCTGCGAGAGCCAGTCGCCCAGCACCGCACCATCCATCGGGCGGGTCATCGCAGCTTGGAAAGCCGCCTCCGCCGTGATCCGGTTCACACCGGCCTCGATGCCAGCCGCGCGGAACTTCTCAAAGTGGAACTCCGCTTCCTGTGCGGCCCGTGACCGGAACCGTGTGCTCAGCGAGTCGGTGATCTTGCGATATGCCTCGCCCTGTATCGAGCGGATGTCGTCCAGCAGCCCTTCAAGCTGCGCCCTGCGGCCCGGTGTGGCGCGGGCAAGGCGTCCAGCAATGTCGGCCTTCAGTTCGTCGAGGAACTTCACCACCTCCTTCAGGTCCGCCGTGGTGTAGCGCTCGATAGCAATGCGGTGACGGACGGCAGCGTCGTAGAGGGACTGGTTGGGGTTGCCGTCTGGCATGGGTTACTTACGAACGTTGATTTTACCGCCAGCGCCCAAAACAGACATACCACTGATTCCCGGCGCTACCTTGCGCCCGCCGCCGGCAGTGATCCAGAGCACCTGTGCGTCGGTCCTGAAGCCCGCGTCCTTTGCGATGGTATGCATTTCGCGCAGGACGCTGTTGGCATAGCTTTCCATAGCTGCGAGGTGCGCGGCCTGCATCTGCTCAATCCTGCGGTCAAAGGCAGCCTTCTTATCGCGCAGCTGTTGTTGCACTTGCTCTCGGGTGGCCATTACGCCGCCTCCTGTCCTTGGTTGTTGTCATCCGGCGGATCATCAGCGTCTTGAGGACCTTCTTCGAGTCCTCCGCGCTGTAGCGCTCGATGGCGAT